CTTTGGCCTTCAGAATATGCCGCTTGACTGGACGGCATTCCAAGCAGCGCTCACCGTGGCGCAGTCTTGATCACCCCAGTTCGTAACTTAACTTTTTAGGAAATTTATCATGGCTCAGTTTAATTTTGACGCATCCCAAGTTGCACCCCAAGCATCTACAGGCCCACTGCCTGCTGGCACATACCTGGCACACATCACCGAGTCCGATGTGCAGCCATTGAAGTCTGGCAACGGTGAGGGTTTGAAGTTGACCTTTGAAATCATGGATGGCCAGTTCAAAGGCCGCAAGGTTTGGGAGAACCTCAACATTCGCCACAGCAACGAAGACACCCAGCGCATTGCACAGAGCCAGTTGTCTGCGCTTTGCCACGCTGTGAATGTGATTAAGTTGATGGACACTGCCGCCCTGCACTTCAAGCCAGTTCGCATTAACGTGACTGTGCGTGAAGCACAAGGCCAGTACAAGGCCAGCAACAACATTAAAGGTTATGAATCTGCCGGTAGTTTTAGCGCATCACCTGCACCTTCGTATACGCCACCACCTGTAGCTGACACGCCTGTATGGCCAACAGCCGAGCAAGAAGCCGCCAAGTCCAAAGCACCCGCTTGGGCACGGAAAGGCTGACATGGCCTTGCTACCACAATCAGTTACTGATCCTGTGGCCGATGCCATCTTTGCCTATTACAAGGCAAAGTATGGCGCGGAAGCGCAGCGCCCTTACCTTGGCGCCTCTGCCATTGGTAAGCCCTGCTTGCGCCAGCACTGGTACTCATTCAGATGGGCCAAGCCTGCCGAGTTTTCTGGCCGCTTGTACCGAGTGTTTCAGTCTGGCCACTTACAAGAGCCAAGGGTTTACGCTGACTTAGCAAGCATTGGCTGCACGGTTTACCAGATCAACCCAGCGACTGGCAAACAGTGGTCATTTAGCGAAAGCACAACTGGCCATCACTTCCAAGGCAATGCTGACGGAATTATTACGGGTTTGCCGCAAGCCCCTAAGTCGCCTCACATACTGGAAATAAAAACAGCATCTGACAAAATGTTTAAGGAAATGCAAAAATTTGGCGTAAAGAAGGCCAAGCCCGAACACTACGCGCAGATGCAAATATACATGAAATGGAGCATTGACCAGTTTGGCGAGGACGGTTGCCGAAGGGCTTTGTATTTTGTAGTCAACAAAGACAATGACGACATCTACACCGAGCGCTTGGAGTTTGACGCTGAAGAAGCGCAGAAGCTGATTGACAAGGCCATGGCGGTAATCACTAGTGTTGAGCCACCAGTTGGTGTATCTACTGATCCAACATGGTTTGAGTGCAAGTTCTGCGACTACCAAGCTATTTGCCACGGCACAGACGTGCCAGCACCAACATGCCGGTCATGTATTTACATTACACCTGAAATGGATGGCCAAGGCCGCTGGTCATGCAACAGCCATGAGATTGACTTGGCCACAGAAGATCAGCGCAAGGGTTGCGACCGTCATCGGTACATCCCCATTCTGCTTGCCAAGACGGCCACGCCAATTGACAGAACCCATGACAACAGCATCGTCTACCAAATGGCCGATGGCAAGAAGTTTGTCAACGGTGACCCAGAGTTTCGCCCTGACTACATAAGTAGCAAAGAGATTCATGCTTGCAAAGACAAAGTAATGCTGACTGATCCGCAGGCAATTGAGCTGCGCGAAAAACACAATGGAAGATTTGTATGATCTTGCGTGAGTATCAGTCACGCGCAGTGTCTGACTTGTTTGCCTGGTGGACAAAACACACAGAAGAATCTGATATTCCTTTGTTGGTATTGCCTACTGCCGCTGGCAAGTCAGTCATTTGCGCTGAGATTGTGCGCCAGATGTGGGATCAGTGGCCAGACTATCACCCGCGCACTGTGGTGCTGGTTCCTTCCAAGGAACTGGCCGAGCAGAATGCGGCCAAGCTCAGAGCTTTACTGCCACACACCATCAGCGTTGGCTTTGTCAGCGCCAGCCTGGGCACAAAGAAGTACAACGCCGATGTGATTGTGGCCACCATTGGCAGCATTCACAAGGCTGCGCACTTGCTTGGCAACATCAAAGCCGTGGTGATTGATGAGGCTCACCTAGTGAGCCAGAAGGCAGGGGACGCAGGCATGTACCGCACCTTCTTGTCTAAACTTGGAGAGTTATGCAAATTTCGCATAGTTGGTATGACGGCCACGCCATTTAGGGGCAATCAGGTTTGGCTGACTGACGGTGACGATCCCTTGTTCACCGGCATTGCAAGCCGTGTGTCCATGGGTGAGCTGCTTGAGCAGAAGTTTATTGCACCATTGGTTCCACCAGCTGAGAAAATCAACACCCGCATCGATGCCAGCCATGTTGGCATCTCAAACGGTGACTACAAGATTGGCGAACTATCCCGCGAGGTTGAAAAATACCTTGCCAAAGTGGCCATAGAAGCCACCAGAATCGCTTTAGAGCGCAAAAAATGGATTGCCTTTACACCGAGTGTCGATAACGCTGAAAGCCTCGCAGACAAGCTAAACGCACTTGGCATTGTGAGCGCCGTTGTGTGCGGTGAGACACCAAAGCAAGAGCGCGAATACTTGATTGCTCAGTTTAAAAGCCACCAGATTCACTGCCTAGTTACCGTGCTGGCGCTCTCAGTTGGCTTTGACGTGCCAGATGTGGACTGCATTGTCTGGTGTAGGCCAACTAAGTCGCCAGTGCTTTATGTGCAGGGGATGGGCCGAGGCACTCGCATTGCAGACGGCAAGACCGATTGCTTGGTGCTTGACTTTACCGACACCGTGGAGCGCTTGGGGCCAGTGGACACCATCCAAGGCAAAGCCAAAAAGAAGTCAGGCACACAAGAGGCGCCCTACAGCATCTGCCCAGATTGCGGTGAACGCAACGCACCGGCAGCCATGGTGTGTGTGCATTGCGGTGGCACGATCAGGGAAGAAGAATCCAAGCCGATGGATGCCAAGGTGTCTTATGCAGCTCTCTTATCAAGCCAGACCGCCATGGCCGAGCTGGTGTGGCACGACATCACCAAGGTTGGTTACGCCATGCACAGAAAAGAAGGCAAGCCTGACAGCATGAGGGTTGACTACTACACCGGCCTGCTGCGCGTGGCCAGCGAATGGGTGTGCTTTAACCACGTTGGCTACCCCAAGCAGAAGGCACAGGACTGGTGGCTAAAGCGCGACAAAATTTACATGCCGACTGGCACACAAGACGCCTTGGATTATTTGCAATCACGAAAAATCAATGAGCCAGTCAGAATTGCAACCCGCAAAAATGGTAAATACACAGAGGTAAAAGATTATGAATTTGATAGAACTGAACGCAATCAAGAGGCATCTGGACAGCCAGGTCAAGCAGCTCTCTTTGATACAAGTAAATTGCCGACAGTGCAACAACTTCAGCACAGGCATTTGCAAACAATTTGAAGCAAAACCACCGCTAGAGTGGATCACCGGCACGGTTGAGTGCGAACACTGGGAATGGGATGGAATCCCTTTTTAAGGAGAAGACATGATTGACTGGACTAAAGAGGAAGAGGAAGCCTTTAACGAAGTGGAAAAGAACAGTAACTTGGGTAAGCAAATACTCAAGGATATACAAGGCCAACCCTACCATTGGGAAGCCGATGCAATTAAAGCTGCTGTAGAAATTGAGCGTGAGGAATGTGCAAAGTTGGCAGAACAGCGATTGAATTGGGGCACTGCTTTTGCTATCAGAACAAGGGGAAATACATGATTATCAAACGAAACATGGCTGTGGACAGCTTGACCAAAGTATGCGAAGAAAGTTTGTCTCTTATCAAGCAATTGATTGACGCTGACAACGAAGTTTATGGCAAAGGATTTGAGGATGGCATGGCGGCACAAGCCAAAATTCGACAGACTTTAAGACCTTGGGTTGAACTGACGGAAGACGAAATACCTGATATTTATGTTGGCGATACATCGTTTCTTCATGGCGTTAAATGGGCTGAAGCCAAACTCAAGGAGAAGAATACATGAGTTATATTGTGGCGTCACTGCCGCCCATGAAGTGCTTTGTCAAGCGCGAGTTCTTGTACAACGATCATAAAGGCCACAACGAATTAGAGCCTGCCATCTGGATCAGCCTTAAAGCCCTGCGTGGCCAAGTGTTCCGCATTGAGTCGCTGTTGCCCAACTATGGCGCCCTTTACGACAAGCTGCCAATCCACGCATACGTTTGGCATCAAGACGCTGGCAATCTGTCAATAGATACTTTACAGCTGTGGGATTGCATGGGCTACCGCTTTACGATCATTGAAAAGATCGGCCTGCGTAACCTGGGCGTTAAGTTCCTTGGCAAAGACAAAGAGTGGCACTTTGGGCGCTACTTGTTTACAGTAGACTTTTGCGCCGAAGGCATGGACTTAGACACTGGCTTTACTGAGCAGGCCGAAGAACACAAGTCGTTCAATTGGATTGCTTTAGACAACGGCCAGTTTGCCTGCCAGCCAAACAACCGCTGTCTTTGGTATGACCAGTCTTTGATTCCTGCTGAGACAAAGTTTCCTGACTTCCAAGCGGCACAGCGCTTATGGACAGTAGACGGCACGCGCAAGTGGTCTGCTGGTGACGATTGGTTCTATGACATTAAGGAAAGAAATGCCACGCCCTAAACCACCCGAACCCCTTAAAGGCCGCCAGATCAGGCTTACAGATCGTCACATGATGATCTTTCAAGAACTTGGTGGCATTGCTTGGTTGCGCAAACATTTAGACACCAAAGCCAAATTTCCAAAAGAATATTACCAAAAGAAAAGTAATGACTAACAAACCTGACTTTCGCACATGGAGCCAAGCCAACTTGGCTAAGTTTGCTGATGATGTTTACGTCAAATTGCAAGAGCAAGATGACGTTATTCAACAGCTTCAGTGCGACTTAAAAACAGCACTTGAGGCTTACCGAGCATTAAACACAAATGACACAAAACAAGCCTAGTATTTCATGGCAACAATCGGTTGCGTAAGGAGATCAACATGAAATTTGAAATGGAATTTGGATGGACAGGCAATGAGAGCATTACGATCACAACCTTTGATTTTGACAAGATCAGTATTTTGCAAGCGTTCATTCAAGAACAAGAAGCAAATGGCTGGTGCGGTGATGAATATGAAGACTCTGACGACCTTGATCTTGAATTTGAAGACACAGAAGAAGAACTTGAAGGTTCCGAATCACAAAAGTAAATGAAACCTATAGGGCTTACTTGGCTAACAAGTACAGCCCTATATTTGAAAATGCATAACCCGCATAGACAATAGCCATGTGCGGGTTATCTTTCCATAGCTGCTCACCAGCAATGTAGGCATAGATTGCCCCTGTGAGGATGATTAGCCAGGCACTCATTAAAAGGCACTCACATCTATTACTTCGCCCCTGAATTGGATGCAGTCCTCACTAAAGGCATGGACTAATTCAGGCCAAAGCAATTCACCATTAAAAAAAGTCAGCACTGCAAAGCCTGACCTGTGATTGTTTGGATTTAACTCAGCGTATGTGAACTGAGGACCATCTGGTTCGGCTAATGTTCCTGTATCAACACCATATCTTATGCCGTTGTAATCGCTAAATGGAGTGACTTTGAGACTGTGAAGGTGACCTGTGACTATATTTACACCCGCATTGATTGTATTGTTGTGTGTGGCGTGTATGCCACCCTTGTAGCGGTGCTTGACAATGGTGTTGCTAGTAGGCCAGCAAGCCCAACAGAATTCCCAATCAGGGATGTGATCTGTAATCTTAAAACCCAAAACATCTTTGTATTGCGGTGCGTGTTGCGCCAGTCGATTAGCAAACCTTGCGTCATGGTTGCCCCATGTGTGAATTAATTTGACGTTGTGACGCTGTGCCTTGGCAGTTTCTTCAATCTCACCCAACGCACCCTGACAAGCCTTTAATTCTTGAATAACAGTTGTAGCTGGCTGATCGGTTGGATCATGGCGGCTTATGGCTGCACCATCAAAACTGTCTCCATTTGCGATGACCGCTTTAGGGGATAGCGTCTCAATAGCCCATAGAAGCCCCTTAAAGGCCGTTGATCGTTGACCAGGTATAAAGTGTGCGTCAGAAAAGACAATTACTGTGCCATCAAGTATGCCAAGGTCTATTTGTTTTAAAGGAGAGAACGATTTTGGTCTTGTAGCATCATATTTGACACTACGAATGTCTATGCCGTCTAATTTGACATTGACTCGTTCTTCCATTCTTCTTCTGCGGTAGTTAACAGCCCTCTCTGTAACACCTAAAATTTTTGCTATTTTTGTAACAGACTGGTGTGCATCCCACAGTTCCATAAACTGCTCATCGGTACAAGAATTTAAGCCATTACTTGATACCATAAGAATCCTTAGAGAGCAGTCGCTCAAGTAAGTTAATAACTCTATGCTCTTGCTTGTCTATGTCATCTTGCGATGATTTAGGGTCTTGAGCTGTAGCCAAAAGATCGTGCAACATTACATGAAGCAATTCATGCAGTGCTGTGCAATCAAGGGATTCGTGGGTAATCTTTTCTGCGCCAAAGTCACCTAAACGGTAAGTGGCGAGCCTAGCGCTCTCATTAAATTCAACAGAAGCCATTGCCTGCTTGGCTGGCTTTAATCCTTTCTCAATGCGCCAATCATTAAGGTTAAGGATTTCTTGCCATTTCTTCACGCATAATGCAAAGAAATGTGCATCTTCTGGTGTTGGAATGTTAGACATTTCAACACCTTAGTTAATATTTGTGACGTTTTTATTTAAACAAACGCTCTAGTGCCTTGTTTATCAATAATAAGTGCTTGCTTACGGGGCTTTGCACTTGGCGTATTTGGAATACTAATATGCGTCCAACGATCAAACTCACGAATGATTTGATCGTAGGGTAAACCCGATGCAATGATTGTTCTGACTACTTCGTCTGGCGTCAGTTTAGGTACTCGGAAGTCCACAGCACAACCAATACGATGCTGGCTAGTATCTTTAGAGCCAACAGCGTCATTGACTTGCTTAGACCTAAAAGCCGAGTTGACCATGATGGGCTTGCCACCAAGTACTGTTTTGACGTCTTCAAGAAATTCTGCGAGACGTTGGAGGTTTGCCAGTTCTTGTTCATTGGGTGTGTTGTCTAATGTTCGGTGATCTGTATGCGTCAGTTCATCAAGTGTAAAGTGTGGCGTCATTTTTTGCTCCGCATGTCTGCAAGTTTTTCAACTGTGCGGCCACCGAAATAAGCCAAGAAAATGATCTGCCCCCATTGGCCAAGCAACTGGACGTAGGACTCTTGTGCGTTGTAGCCAAATGCCGACATCATGGTAAACACAAAATAGGCCACAAAAATGGCTATAAGGGCCATAGGGCGAATATTTTTGGATAACCAAGAGTCGGAGTTCATGTCCGATTGCCAGCGTTCTGTAATCGCTGTTTGCTCAACTTCAAATAACTTAGTGTCGTTGGCCATTTTGGCCAGCTCACCATCTTGCGCCATCTTAGCCAAATCCATTTGTGCTTTGGCCTTGGCCTCTGGGTCTGGAATCAACTTGTCAATGAGCTTGCCGCCCACGTTTAGGAGTGCATCTAATCCAAGCATTTAAAGTCCAATCATTCCAAGAAGTTTATTTACAATTTTACCCGCCAACTCATCAGGCAGATACTGAAGCAGCCCAAGCACCCACCACGCCACACACAGCCTGACGAATACTTTGAGAAACAAATCAAACTGTTTTTGGTACTCATTCACCGACCACACCTTGACTTGGCGCACAAATCTTGTATCTCAGCAATGCCCCAACCAACTGCACCAAGGAACATCACGATCACGACAGTAGCAACCGCCCATGCCATATATTCTGCTTCTTCTTCTTTTTTTTTCTTTTCTTCTGCTTTGGCTTGCCTAGCTAAATGGGCATCTTCAATGTCCATCTGTTGCTGGCGTTGCTTAATCTTATTCCATACATCAGCACGACCAGTGGCTTGAAATAACAGCATTAACTCAGCCTCAAACCGTTTTGCCTCATCCAAGGCCATCTCGATTTGAAGCGCAGCACCTAAGTTTGATTTGTTGCCAGACCTTTTGGCTTCCACCATGGCTTTTGTAGCCACGCTCTTGGCGTCAAACATCTTGGCGATAGACGGGGCCAAGCCAGCTAGGTCATTTGCAACCTTGCTGGCTTTCTTGACTACGCTAATTGCGCTTTGTAGTCCCGCAAGCGCCGTGATGGGATCGATGATCATTTGTCAACTTTGGAATCCAGTTTGTCAAATATCTTACCAAGCATGTCTTTAATCTCACGCATGTCAGCGCGGTAATCGTCACGGGTGACGTAGTTCAAAGGCATAGCCCGAACGTCAGCGTCCAAACGCTCCAGTGATCGGTAAATGTTGTTTAGCACCCAACCGCCCAAGAAGCCAGCTAAACTGACCGCGATGTTGAATAAAACTTGAGTGTCCATCATTCAGCCATGCCTGTTAAATCAATTTTTGGAACCAACGCATTACGGTTTTGTTGTTTTGGCGCCAACTGGTTTGGTTGTTTCAAAGATTCTGCAAGTTGTTTTTTGTATTGTCTTTCACGGGCAAACTCCGCAGCTGTTTGAGCGCCAGGGATTTTGAACGGCAATTTTTGCAAGGCTTCAAGGCCACGCAAGACAGCACCAGCCGTGTTGGGATAATTAACTGCGCCTGGCTCTTTGACCATCACATCACTGATACTTTGCTTTAAATCAAGAAGTCTGTCTCTGCCGGCCTTGCCAAACATATAACCAAGTTTGTCTTCTCGATCAAGCTGAGTAACAAAATTGTTAAAGTTATTTAAGCGAATGTTGTCTGTTTCTTCGCCTTGCTTGAGCAACAAGTCTTTCATTCGTTGCAAGGTATAGCCTTGCAATTCTTTGTAAGCTTGCTGACCTTCTGGCGTCTTCTTTAGCAATGATGTGACGGTTCTCATTTCTTCCAATGAACCATCAACCACAATGTGGTTGTAAACATCATCAAGCGCCACTTTACGATCTGTCTTGCCGGCTTTTGTGCTTAACAATTTGTCAACTCGATCTACATCTTCAAATTGTTTGGCTAATTGCTTGCGTTCTGTTCTGGCTGCACGATACAGATCACCACCAGCGCCTTCGGTCATTTCATTAATAACGCCTTTGACTTGGCCCATAAACCTTGCCGCAGATGGATTGCCTTCAGCCAAATTACCGGCAGATTTGTAAATGTTTTCTAAGTCATCAATTGATATTTGATTATTAGTTGCTCTTTTAAGCGCGTCCAATCTTGCGCCAATAGTTTGTATCTGTGGGACAGAAATGGCTTCTGGCGCATTTTCAGTTAGCCATTGTTCCAACTTAGTGGTGTCAACAATTTGTTTTGTTTCACCAGAATCTCTGGCTGCCTGATAAGCAGCATCAACTTTTTTAAGTTTGTCTTGGTATTGTTTAACCAATGCTTTATCAATAACAGTGCCAACCGCACGAGGTGTGCTTCGGTCAATTGTTCCACCAACTTCTTCTGTCATGCGCTCAAATTGGTTAAGAATGTCTTGCTTTTGGCCAGTTTTAAAAGCGCCGTACTGTTTGCCCAATTCAGCCTTGGCTTGTTCAGAAACGCCAGCCAATGCGCCACGTTGAACATCTGACTCAAATTGCTGTTTTGCCAAATTCTTTTCACGTTCACCAGCTGTCGCACGAATGCCAAATTGCTCCAACCGTTGCTGACGCATTAAATCTTCAGCAGTACTAGCCGCGCCCATGCCAACCATGCCTGGTTGTTGTTCGCGTGTCATTACGTTGGCCAAGGCATTGCGCACTGGTGTAACCGCTTGGCTTACAACAGGACGCGCAACAGCACCGGCCTGCATCATGGCAGCAGGCGCCAAAGCGTTAAGAGTTGTACCAACAGAGCCAAGGGTTGGTGGCAAAGCACTTGTAATTGGCTGTAAGAATTCACCAACAGCACCCAAGGCTTCTCTGGCCGTCTGTGTGCGTGGCTGATATTGCACAGCCTTCATGGCTTCTTGGCCAGCACGAATGCCTTCTTGTGTACCGTATTTGCCACTGGCCAAAGTGCCAGCAATACCGACAATAGGTGCAATTGCACCGCCGGCCAATGTAGCGCCAAGCGCCAATGGGGTTTCAATTACACCCATGATGCGGTCACGCATAGACACTTCAGGTGCTGGAGCAGGCACTACGCCAAATTTAATGCGAATGGCTTGCTGGGTTTCTGGATTAGCACCAATAAAGTTTTTGTCTTGCGCAGAAAACTTGTCAAAAATGGCCGCTTTAGTCTCAGCGTTAGCGTTGACATAATTTGGATCATTCAAGATCGAGGATAAATTGGCCATGTGCGTCCTCTTATCTCAATAAAGGATTTGACAAATCTACACCACCACCAACGCTTGGCTGAAGTTGTTGAATGTTTTTAGCACCTGGGCCAGCCTGCACTTCAATTGCTTTAATTGCAAGTTTTCTAGCATTTTCTTTTTGCTTAATAACTGCTGGGCTGTCATTGATTTGCGGAAAGTATTTTTTATCTTCTCTGTCAAATTCTGAATCAGAAATAACAGCGCCGGATTCTTTACGCAATACAGCAGTAATAAAGTTTGATTTGGCTTGATTAACTTGTTGTTGAGCAGCGCTAGTACCGCCAAGAGCGCTAGGCAATATTTGCCCTAATGCGCCACCAATTAATGGAGTGGCTTCAATAACAGCACCTTTAAGAACACCTTTTTTGGCCAAATCTTCCAAAATGGCATTGGCTTCTTTCATTCTCATGCCATAAGCAGTTGCGTTACTTTGGGTTTCGGTCATTGCTGTGCCTTTGCCACGCAATGGCGTTCCAGTTACAGGCGCTGTTGCAGGGGCTTGCTGATCCAACACACTAGTCATGCCAGGAATTGCTTGGCCAGTAGGCGCAGGCAATCTAGCACCTGGTACACCAGTTTGCATTGGCGCCGCAGCTGGCGCAGCACCACCAATATTAACTGGGAAGGCTTGCAATGTGCGTTTGTTGACACCAACAATTGAACCGTCTTCAGCTTCTTTAAGTTCAAAGCCTGGATTAGCTTGTTCCCAAGCAAACTTTTGTTGTGCCAAGCCAAGCTGGCCTTGAGCAGTTCTTTCACCAAATGTTGGCGTTTTAGCTATAGCCCCACCAGCAATTGGCATACCGTAACCAGGCAATGCAGGATTGTCTTGAATGCTAACAATCTGACCGCCAATGTCTTGACGAGCAGTTTTGGGCAACATGAAACCAAGTTTGTCTTTGGCATCCAAAATGCCCATGACTTTTTGAACTCTGTACTGTTGGTACTGTTCAGGCGTCATGTTTTGAAGTTGTTGAATGTCTGTTGATGCAGACTTCATGTCAAAAATACCGTTTTTTACACCTTCGCTAATTTTTTGAATAGCATCTTGAGGTGTTGAGGCAGAACCAACAGCATTCCAAGCAAACTTTAATTTTTTGTCTTGCAAGTCAAATTGATTTTTTTCAATTTCAACTTGGGTTTTTTTGGCGGCAAGCGCAGCAGCTTCAATTTCTCGGCGTGTTTTTTCAATGCCTGAAATTTGTGACCCGCCACCGCCTTTTGCCAAAAGACCAGTCAATTTGTTGTAGTTGATTGCGCCAGTATTAGGATCAATAGATTGACTATACGCATCAGCTAACGCATTTTGCGTTGCTTCGGCGCGTTGAGCCGCGCCAAGTTGATATTGCGCCAATTGATTTTGATTTTGTGCGCCTTGAATAGCCGCAATCTGGCCATACTGCGCCAACGGATTGGCTATTTCAAGTGGTCTAACGCCAAGAGAAATGCTTGGATTGAGCGCCATAATTAACCTCCTCCGGGTGGTTGAACAACCATATACGATGGCACGTTAGAATAACCACCAGTATTTACCATTTGCATAGCTTGATTTCTTTGCAAAGCGTTAAGCAACGCATTGCCTTGGGTATAGTTTAGGTAAGTACCTAAGCCACCAGTTAAAGCGTTAGCCGCGCCTACTTGGCCCGCCGCTTGAGCTGCGCCAGCGCCAGTCATTAGATTGCCTACATTTGTGCCGTATGAACCTAAAACATTACCAGCACCAGTTGCGTAGTTCTGACCAGCTTGGCCCACTAAATTAGTGGCAGTTTGACCAATACCAGACAACGCTGCTTGACGGTTATACAACTGGTTTTCACGCGCCACATCGGCGTTGTAGCCAGTTAAAGCACGGTTGTATGCGTTACCAAATTCTTGTGAACCCATCTCTTGACCGTAGCGTTGCGCTGCTCTTAAAGCGCCGCCAGAAATCAAACCGCCACGGGCAGCCGCTTGGCGATCAAGCGCTTTCTGGCCTTCTGCCAAGCGAAAAGCATAGCCTGGGTCAGCTTGATAATCGCTTGCGCCAAACTTAAACGCGCCAGGCACGTTACCAGCCGTGCGTTGCATTTCAGCTAATGCGTTATAGCCAGCTGCGCGATAAGGCGCTTGGTCTTCGCGGGTTCGCTCAAACATTTCGCGCTGTAGCGCAGTTTGTTGATCAACAACTTGTTTTTGGACATCGGCGGCTTGCTGTGCTGCGCTAGCTTGTGTTTTAGCCGCGCTTCGTGACGAAGCAGCGCCTAATATGGCACTACCAATAATTGCTGTTTCAATACCCATTTCAGTTCTCCTTGACTAGCATACCGCCATCAGATTCTTTAAACCCAAGCCGTTTTAAAACGTCATACATGTAATCATGCCCAGAAGTAACTTTTGTTGTTACTCTACCAGACTGAAAAAAGTTTTGCCATAAACTCTTAGTTAGCCATTTCTTACGCCATTCTGGCAATACCGAAATGTGTAACTCATCATCTTTTTTATACACCGCGCCGATAACACTATCGTCACGTTTAATGGCTTTAACTGTCCAATCTTTTACCGCAACACAATAATCTTCAAAAGTTATTGGCGCACTCCAATCAGTAGCTTCGTAACCAACGCGAAGCGCTGTTTCACGATCATCTACCAATTGAGTTGTCATTAGGTCACCTCACGTCCAGAAACGCGGATGTTGATTGCGCTGGCTGTGCCTGCAATTGTACTGATAAAGTCGCCCACGCCAAGCACTTGGCCAACCAATTCAGGGAACGTGTAGACTTCAGACGCCTGCAAGGTCTTGGTCTTGGTAATCAAGTTAAGGTTACCAGCAGAGCCTGCGGTTGTCACCAAATTAACAGAAATTGTTGCAGCAGACGCGCTAATATTAGTCGCTGTGAACTTGTCAATAATGGCAGTAACGCCAGTCGCGGTGTACTGGGTAACTTGAGTGTTTTCGGCAAACTTTGCCGGTACTAATACTTTTACGGTGACTGTCATGGTTTACTCCAATAATAGGCAGTTATTAGCGGCCTGTTGCATAATGATCCAGTTTGTGCCGTCAGACACCATTGTCGCCCAATTTCCTACAACTGCCAAGAGAATTGAAGTGCCGGCAGTCGTGCTGTCAATTGGTACAACATTGCTGGACGCAGACACCAGCGTTTGAGCCTGCAAATTCTTAAATGTAATATATCTGCCCGACCATGCGCTTGCCGTTGGCAAAGTTACCGTGCATGTCGAGCCTGACTTGTTGTTGATAATCCAAGTCTCATTGTCAGCTACCGTAAAGTCAGCAGTCTTGGTAACAGGAGCTGACGATGCAGCGTTAATGGCAGCAGTAATAGCTGCAGTGTCAACAATGGGTTGCACTTGCAACGCCTCGATCTGCTTTTGCATCTCGGCCACTTGGGACTCTAAGGCAGAGCAGCAGTCAGTCAATACGTCAGGAACTGGTAAGGTAACTACTGGCGGCTGGGTTTGAACCTCTTGCGCTAACGTCTGCAAAACCTGATCGTAAGACGCAAGCAAGGATACGGCGTCAGCGCCAGTGCCACCATCGTCCACAACATTTGTTGCAATGTCTTGTAACGACAGAAAGAACAAATACCAAGCGCGGTCAATCAGACCCGTGCGAGGGTCGATCAGCGGCACTCGCGGTGGCGTGATCGGCGTTGGCGTAGCGTTAGGGCTAGGCATTTGTTGGACTCAGAATAAGTTCTGCGCCCATGATTGCAATCTTCACAGGGTCAGTGCCAGACGCCTCATAAACTCGGTCACGCAGTTTGACGGTCATGCCTAGACGCCGCCAGATTACACGTTTGTAATACTGGCCAATCTTGCCCATAGATGCCCAATGTTCATTTGACCATGTGTGGCCACCATCGTCTGACCAACGTAGCATGACTTGAGGGTCACTACCTTGAGTAATAGGTGTTGTTTCATCGCTTATTAAATAATCACCACTTTCGGTAATTAAAAAATCGCCATCTTCAGTTTGAAGATATATGGTTTCAGCAATCATTGAACCATTTAAACCCACACCAGACTCGCAATCTAATTGCATCATGTGTTGGGTTGTGCGCTTGAGATTGTTCTGACCAGTTGGCAATGCACGCCATGAGCGCAGCCACTTCTGGATGCCGCCGTTGTCGCTAAAGTCGTCTAAATCAAATGCATAAATGTTGCCGTTTTCAAAGTCGCCAACGACAATCTTGTTGTTAAACGCCATCTGGCAATTACTGCGGTGACGGGTAAAATCGCCATTAGAAAACCCTGCACGCTCATGCCAGGCTTGCGTGGCGGCATCATAGACCCAAGTGGTGTCAGCACTAGGGAAAACCAGTACATAAAAGCTGTGCCCGTCTTGCTGATAGGTGTAAGCAATAGCGTCCGACATATCTGAATACTGCTGAATCTGCCATTCAATAGCGTGGGTTGAGATACGAACACCAGTGTAACCATTAGCGCGGTAGACAATACCTTGGCCACGGCGGTCACGGCCAAGCCAGAACAAGCCATTGTCCATCTTGGCAACAGAGTAAGGGGCAGCACAGCCCAACTCGTTAAACGCGCCTTGGATGCGTTGTAAGGGGAAGTCTGTTGCGCCAGAGTCGTACCAAACTTCAATCGAGTTAGTACCAAATGCCCACACCTCACGGAAGTTGGACGCCACGGCAATCAGGCCGTCTGGTGAGCCTTCGGTGCTTGCAAAGTCAAGCGGGTCAATGGACGTGCCGTCTAGCAACTGAGTCACCCACAGCAACTGGCTGTTGGGTTGGTTAAATACAAAATAACCGTCCAGATAGGAGACAGTCACAGCGCCTGGGAAGTCAGGGTCAGTAATTGCGCCAAATGCGTTTGTGGCATTGTTGTAAATATAGCTTGGGCCATTGGCCGCAATGAACAACTGAGTGCCGTTGTCAGCCATGCTTACTGGCCCAGTACCTGCCACCGTGCCAATTAGCGTGGCGGTATACGAAGTGTTGATCTTGTAGAGCTGCGTGCCAGAAACAACAAACGCTGTGCTGTCGCTAGACGAGAACGCCCAGAGGCCACGGACAGGGCCGTTGCCAATGGTGTTAAGCAGTTTGAGGCCAGGGGCGCGGTTCAGGAATGCAGGTTCTTTACCGGCCTCTGGGACGATCTCTGGAAACAGATTGACCATCCGAGCGTCTGCCGCATTGACAGACCGCGCTACATAAGTAGAGCCAAGAATCGGCGTCTTCATTAGTAGTTACCGGCATAGATGTTGAAACGCTGGCGGTTGGCCACCAATGCGTAAGGCAGTGCCATCACATCATCAGGGTTGTTGATGCGCTTTAAGTCACGCTTAGAAGTCATCGCAATGCGCTGCACTTGTGGGCTTGGCTCAACGCCAAATTCAGGGGCAAACTCCATAGCCAAGTTATATGTAAACGCACGCAAATAGCCTGGCGGGTAGTACAGCACCGTTGACAAATTGGCAGGGTTGTTCAGTTCTTCAACCGACACAAAGTGAAACTCCAAGTCTTGTGTAGGCCGTGGGTAAACATACATCTCAATGTTAGGAAACGTCATGTTGACCCACATCACTTGTGGGTAAGTGGACGTTACGGTCTTAACAGCAATACCGTTGTACTGCTGTTGATTGATAAACTTAATGCCATACGAGACATTAGTAGGCGCTCTGAAGTATGTAGAGTCGTCAAGCAAAATAGGGCGAAGGCCAATAAAGTCACCAGATGGGCCAAGGGTGCGGCTGATTAAGCCTGCTGGCCATGTGAAGATTTGGTCTTGCGTAGAAAACACCGACAGACGCTCGGTCTGCCAACTGTCAATCATTTGGTTTAGCGCCATCAAGGCGTCTTGTGACGTAGCCGCAGAGGGCGTTTCACCTTCAGCAAGCACGCCAAGAAGGCGAAGTGCTCGATTAATTTGCTCGCCAGCGGTGTATGTTGTCATACTTAAACCTCGTCAATGGTTTTTCTACGGCGTTTAACTTCCAGCACGTTTACAGGAGCCGCTTCAAGTTCAGAAGGCGTGTCTGGATTATAGCGAGTCCAGCCATTTCTTTCATCCATCTCAGCCTCTAAATCCATAGTCGCCACTTTGGCGCCATGTTCGGGATGCGTCAGATAAATGATCATAATTTAAGAATGGGGGTGATTAGCCCCCATTTAGTTTAAGCAACCGTAAAATTTAAACGATAAGTTGGAAATGTCACCGTGTTGGCAAGTGTTCCAGTAGCAGCCGCCCGAATACGCAAACGATCTCCAGAAGCCACAACTAAGTTAGCCGCTGTGCCGTTAAGGGTCAAAGACCTTGCCGTATTAGCAGCCAATGCAGTTCCACCCGTTGCTTTGGTAGTGTTTGCATCTGTAGCAGCCAATAAAGCAGCGGAGCCAGCGCCAGCTTGACCAAGATTGGTAATTGAAAACGTGATGAAGTTAGTGTCGTTTGCTGCAAGAGCATCTACACCCGAAAAAATCGCGGATGTAATTGTTCCAGCAGTTTGAGCAATAACGTAAGCATCGCTGTTTCCAGTGGTTGCAATGGTTGCGCCTTGAATAGACGTAGAAAAACCATTTGCAATATTAGATGCAACTTTTGATGTTGAATCAATAACTGCACCGGTAATTGTAGTGCCCTCAGTCAGTTCAGGATCGCTAAAAGCAACGCCGACAGGTTTTGTGTTTGCCATGATTGTTCCTTTAAAAATAAGGGCCGAAGCCCCCATTTAAGTTTAGGCAACGCGATAGATTGAGTACGCTGCGTCACCAGTTTTGCGGAAACGGAACGTGCCAGATGTGTTGCTGGTTTTAGTCAGCGAATCTTGGAT